AGAACTTTGCTCCAAATTCGTCATGGTTATCATATACAAAAATAAATGATATTTTAAATAAGAATTTGTCTGAATATGCTACATTTAAAGCCTCTGTCAACACAATAAAAGACCAAGTTCTGAATGATGATTTAAAAGAATTGAAAGAGATTGGTAGAAGAACAAAATGTATTGAATTGATATATGAAATGGTGAACTCTGAGAAATTGTCCAGAGCTTGTGAAATAGCAATGACATTTTCTGGCGCCAATTCAGCAAATTTTAAAACAGTTATCCAGATATTCAAGAAAAATCAGGTAGGAGGAGTTCGTGAGATCTTAATTCTCTATATAAAGGCAAGAATACTCATAAATTTGACAGAGGAAATCGCAAGGTTACTGTCAAAATCAGATAAAAGAGAAACTTTGACCAAAGGGAAAGATAAAAGGCTTATGATGCGTGGTGATTATGAAGAGTTATCAGCAAGCTTTCCACCCGGGACTCCTTTATATGTCATCAAAAATTCATATGATATGGCAACTTGGTGCCAGAAGTTTATCCCGACAATATTCCTTCCTATATATAATCATCACTCAGAATCCCTTGATCAAATGATTGATTTATGCAGGTTTGTGATGCTCAAACATTGTCAGAAAGAGATAGAATACCCCAACAAACTCGTGACAGAATGGGTTAAACACCCCGAAATAAAGCATAATGAACCATATATGCAATATTATAAAGAGAAATTTTTGTCTGATCGTCAACCAAAGATGACAAACTTCAGCAATATGGGTCAAGGTATTTTGCATTACAATTCAACAGTTTTAGCACTATCTTGCCAATCTTTGAGAGATAAATTGTTTGATGTTTGTATAAAAAAACTTGCTAGGCCAATTGCAATTAGGTGGAAAACTAGAGTTGGCTCAGATGATAAAGGTGACACCATATTTTGTGATATGTCAAAAGAAGATTATCTTTTTCAAGCTCAGTTGTTTGAACAATGTGCTTCTGTATCGGAGAGACTTCATGCGATGGATTTGTCCGTAAAATCTGCTTCCGGGAATTTAATTTACGAATTTAACTCTGCTTACATGGCGAACCTAGAAGTACAATCACCAATAATAAAATTTACACTTGCGGCAGTAGACATGATTGGTACTGATAGTTGTACAGAATTTATAAATGAATCTTATTCAAGAATTAGACAACTTAGGGAAAATGGTGCAAATTCTTTAATATGTTATTTGGCTCACTTATACAATAAAGATCATTTTAATGAAATATTTAGGACAGGGAG